GGACCTAGACAATGAGCTGAGGAGCATGATGAAGCATGGCGCCGGTGCTTTTGCCGGCCTGGATGAAAAGACCATCGAGCGGGTGCGTGAGTGGGTGTGGGACCAGCGCTCGACTCGGAATCTGCCGGAGGTGAGATGACGATCCTTGCCCTCGACCCCGGCACGACCGAGACGGCGTTTGTCCTGTGGGATGGGCGCCGGATCCTCGATGCCGGCCACTACCCGAATGCGGAGATCAGACAGATCCTAATCGGGCGGGAGTATGATCTTGTGGCCTGCGAAATGATTGCCTCCTACGGCATGGCGGTGGGCAAGGAGGTCTTCGAGACCTGCGTGTGGATCGGGAGATTCCTCGAGGTGGCTCGGACGGACACTCGGCTGTGCTACCGGCGGGATGTGAAGTTGCACCTGTGCCACTCGCCGAGGGCAAAGGACGCGAATGTGCGCCAGGCGTTGATCGACCGCCTCGGGCCGCAGGGCACGAAGAAATCCCCCGGGCCGACCTACGGCATGCGCTCGCACCTGTGGGCGGCGCTGGCGGTGGGCGTGTATGCCCACGATACAAACAAATGACAGCTATTGCTCAAAAGATAATTCCATTCATGTCAGTATTTTCCTACCCCGAAAAAGAAAGCGCCGTGATCGGCTACATTAGCTCGCAGGGTTTCCATGGTGTGCCGGCGGCGGCGGTTGTGGAACCGGAGGCGTTCATTGATAAAATGCATGGGATCATCTATGCAGCGGGGTATTCGTTGTATCGGGCGGGCAAGCCGGTGCAGGCGCACACAATCATCGGGGCGGTGGAGAGCAATGCATTCTGGCTGGCGCTGGCGGAGAAGTCGGCGAAGGAGGCTGGGTTGGTGGATTGGAAGGATGCCTTGGCGGCGTCGGATGGAAGTCTGTCTTACAATCCGCAGGGTGGCGAGATCGTGGGGGAGATGTTGGGACAGATTGGGGAGGCGTATCGGCGCCGGCGGTCGGTGGAGATTGCCGGGATGATGCAGCGGGGCGAGATGGATTACCGCGAGGCGATGGTGGAACTCCAGAAGCTGGCGGCGCCAAAGTCTGGGATGAAGGGCGTGGAGGTGCATTCGTTCAAGTCGTTGTTTTCCTACACGCCAGAGGCGGACGAGAGCACGCTGCTGGGGGATCGATGGGTGTGCAAGGGTGGGCAGTTGCTGCTCGTGGGGCAGTCGGGTATCGGGAAGAGCAGCTTGACGGTGCAGGCGGCGGTGACATGGGCGCTGGGGTTGCCGTTTTTCGGAATCAAGCCGGCAAGGCCGCTGCGGTCGCTCTTCATCCAGGCGGAGAATGATCAGGGCGATATGGCTGAGATCGTGCAGGGCGTGCTGCCGTATGTGATCGCCAACTCGCATTACACGGATGCCAATGCACTAGAGATATTGAAGGAGAACCTGATGTTCGTGCGGGCAACGGCTCAAGTGGGAGAGGAATTCATGGGAGTGGTGCGGGAGCTGCTCCAGACCCACGGCGGGCGTGACCTGGTCTTTGGAGATCCGCTTTTGTCTTACATCGGGGACGACATCTCGCAGCAATCGGTGGCATCGCATTTCCTGCGGCAACTATGTAACCCGCTGGCTTTTGAGTATGGGTTTGCGTGGGTGTGGAGTCACCACACGGGGAAGCCGAAGGAGGATACGAAGAGCAGACAGCATTGGAATACGAATGATTTCGCCTACATCGGGCTGGGGTCTAGCGAGCTGACGAACTGGGCGCGAGCCATCGCCGTGCTGCAAACGACACGAGAGGATGGGGTTTTCAAACTTCTGCTGGCAAAGCGTGGCAATCGGGCTGGCGTGGTGGATGAGCATCGCCTGCCGACGACCAGCATTGTGCTACAGCATGCGGCACAAGGATTGCACTGGGAGCTGGGCAAGCTCGAGGAGGATGACCAGCAAGACAATAAGGGCCACGCGGGGCGCAAGCCGACAATGTCGGCCGCTGATCTGATCCAACTCAAAGCGGAGCATGCCGCTCACTCCGGGCCGATGTCGGCTTTCATCGCTGCGGCCATGAAGAAATACAAATGCTCCCGCTCGAAAATCTACGATGCCATCCACTCAAAATAATATGCGCTCAATACATTTTTTACCATGTCCAGAAATAGTCCAGAAATGTGTCCAGAAATTGATTCTTGGACTCGCCATGGCTTGTCCAGAAATGTCCGTCCAGCAATCCCCCTTTAAGGGGGGATATTTCTGGACTTGGACACTTTCATGGACTGCGCCGTTTGGCCCAAGGTTTGTCCAACAATTCTGAAATCTGGACAAAGCTATGAAACCACCACGCAAAATCCCCAAAGTCGAAACCCGCCACCAGGTCGCCGTGAAGCTGGCGGCTGAGTTTAATGTGAAGAAAGAATCCGCATTGCAGTGGTTCGACTCCGGCTGCCCTCAGAATTTCGAGGAGGGCAAGGCTTGGAAGCTCCAGAGGATCGAGGAGGCGAAAATCCGGCAGCATAGTGTCACGACACCCTGCAAGTATGAAAGAGCCCGTAGCGAGGCTGTAAACGCCAACAAAGAGCCCAACTGGGAACTCATGTCTCCCGAATTCAAAAACCTCTGCGATGTCGTCGCCGACCTCTACCTCGCCGGCATGGTCACCTCCCGCATCAACCAAATCCTCGGAGTCTCCGAGGAAGTCATCTATCGGGTGATCAACAACCACCCCCGCACCAAGGACAAGGACAAGGAACTCTCCGCCTCTGCCTGGTCCGACATCCGGCGCCTCGCCCAGTCCGAAATCCGTAACCGACTCCGCGATCCCGAGGAACGCAAGAAGATCAAGGCCGGTGACCTCAACTTCCTCGCCGGCACGGCCCACGACAAGCTCGAGAAGGGCGAGGGTCCGCAGCAGGTCAATGTCAACATCCGCGCCAAGATCGAGGCGATGTCCTACGATGAGCTCATCAAAGCCATTAGCTCCAAACAGGATGTCGTCGAAGGAGAGTTCCAAGTCGAGGCTCAGGAGATGAGTGCGGGGGCGCAGAACTCCGAAATCAAAACCCCCTCTCAGTCTCAACAACAGGCGTTATCCGAGCCCAAAAAAGACACTGATTCTGTAAATGATTGAAACACAATGCTGGCTCATTATCGATAAGTATGCTTATATGAAGTTATGACCTCGACAGGGGGGGGAGGGGGGTGCCTCGGCGGCGTTTCATTTTTACCCCCGACTCATCCACCCGTCGGAAAAATTTTATGAAAAAACAAAAACCACAAGAAGATAAACAAGAGAAGGAACAAGAATGGCCGAGGCCCGCAAGGGTATCTCGGGCGAGGCAGCCGCAGAATCGTCGCCTGTTATTGGTGAACTTCAGCGAGGTGGAGTCTGCCAGCATCGGCGTGCGGGACAATGCGTTTTACCGGGCGAACGAGAAGGTGACCGTGGCGAAGGCTGCGGACGGGAGCCTGGTGGATGCGAAGCCGAAGACGAATGCGTTGTTGAGGGGTGGGCAGGAATAACGCATGAAAGGCCAGACCACCCACCCAGTCATCCCCGAAGTCCCGGCGAGTCTCTTCAAGAAGGATTACGAAGAGGCGAAGCGCCTGTTGTGCGAGCGCGAGGAGCGGATCGTTTTGGAGAAGGAGGATCCGATTCGGTATGGCTACGAGCCGGAGCATTGGAGTGAGGTGGACGAGGCGGCGGCGAAGTATCGGGACATCCTCGTCCTCGGGGGCAACCGCTCGGGCAAGTCTACCTGGGCGGGAAAATATTTGATGCGCCTGCTAGTCGAAAAGCCCGACGCCCGGGCTTGGTGCTTCCAGACGACAAACGACAACAGCATCTCGATGCAGCAGCCCATTCTGTGGGATTTCATGCCGGCCGAGCTACGGAAAGCCAAGCGCACCCAGGTCACGAATATCAGCTACACTCAAAAAAACGGCTTTTCCGAGAACACCTTTGTGCTCCCAAACCGTAGCCAGTGCTGGTTTCGCAACTACGCGCAGGACATCAAGACGATTGAGGGCGGCGAGGTCGATGTGGTGTGGTGCGACGAGTTGGTGCCGCTGGATTGGCTAGAGACCATCCGCTACCGCCTCGTCACTCGAAACGGCATCCTCATCGTCACCTTCACGCCAGTGGAAGGCTACAGCGCGACCGTGAAGGAATACCTCCAAGGCGCCAAGACCCTGCGAGAGATCGAGGCCGAGCTCCTGCCTAAGCGCAACGGCAAAGGCTTCGAGACCGTCCCCACGCTCCAGAAGTGCGCCACCCGCAACGCCGCCATTTTTTACTTCCACACGCAGGCGAACCCCTGGGCCGGTTACGAGCGCATGAAGGTCGAGCTCGCCCAGCAGCCCCGCGAAAAAATCCTCTGCCGCGCCTACGGAGTCCCCACAAAAGCCACCGCCACCTCGTTCCCCCGGTTCCGCGAGTCCGTGCATGTCGTCAAAGCCGACCAGATCCCCAAAGACGGCACCGTCTACCTTTTTTGCGACCCCGCCGGGAACAAAAATTGGTTCATGCTATGGATCAAAATCGACGCCAACGGCCGAGCATGGGTCTACCGCGAATGGCCCCAGGCCGACGAATACATCGAAGGCGTCGGCTACCCCGAGGAGTGGTGCAAACCCAGCGGCAAGAAAGCCGACGGCGAGCCCGGCGACGGCCAGAAATCCTTCGGCTTCGGCCTGCTCGCCTACACCGCCGAGATTTTGCGATTGGAAAAACTCGACGGCGTCCAGCCCTTCGAGCGGTGGATCGATTCCCGTTATGGGAACACCACCGTCGCCGGCACCCGCGAGCACGCCACCACGCTCCTCGAGGAGCTCGAAGAGGCCGGCATGCCCTTCCGCAGTTGCCCCACCGAAAACATCTCCGAGGGCGTCTCCCTCATCAACGACTGGCTCTACTACCATGACGACAAACCCATCGACCACCAGAACGCGCCCCGCCTCTACATCAGCGAGCGGTGCGCCAATACCATATTCGCCCTCAAGGAATGGACCGGCGCCGACGGCCAGAAAGGTGCCTGCAAAGACCCCATCGACTGCCTGCGCTACCTCGTCTGCTCCGGCGTCGAGAATGTGGAAGGAGGGATCCTCAATGTCACAGGCGGCGGCTCTTACTAAAAAAATCCTACGCCGTCGCGATGTCATGGACCTCCTCGGCATCAGCGAGCGCGAGTATCGCACCTACATCGACATCGGCCTCCTCCAGCCCATCCCGAGCCAATCCAAGCGGCACGCCTTCCTGCATGCCCAAGTCGTCCAGAAATTCGACCTCCACCCCACCCCATCCAAATGAATCTATGATCACCATAAAAAAAACCATCCGCCTCACCGCCCCCGACCGTCTTGACGATGACGACATGCAGACCGCGCTGTGCATGCCCGGGATCAAGCCCCTCGTCGTCCAAGCCCTCCAGCAAGTCCTGCAAGACCACATCGACGACGCCGTCGAGTTGGTCGGAAACCTCAAGACCGCCTCGGACCACGGCACCCTCGCCCACTGCGCCGGCGGCCTCGACGCCCTCCGCGCCTTCCAGAGCGACCTCATCCAGCGCATCGAGGAATCCAGCAAGCAGCCGTGACCTCCTCTTTCCAATGCAACGCCTGTGGCCGCGAGTGGCAAGACCACCCGGGCGTCGAGCCGACTTGCAAGCTGGCCATCGATTTGGCCCTCACGCTCAAGGAGGTGCTTACCTACGCCGAGCCGCCAGAATACACGCGGGACATCACCGAGCAGGAAATTTATTTCGACCTCATCGAACGAGCCCGCCGGTTGATCGTCAAGTCTCGCCATTTTTCACAATGACCTGCCCCGCCTGCCAGCACCCCCGCAGCAAAGTCGTGGATACCCGCAAGGCCAAGCGCCGCCGGGAGTGTCTCGCGTGTCTCATGCGGTGGACTACCACCGAAATCCTCGCTGCCGGCACCATCGCGCCGGTAAAAAAAAGCCCCGCAGGCGACCCCCGCTCGTGGCTCGAGCGTATCGAAGAAAAGCTCCGGTGAAAACCTAGCTCGGCGGGCGGCTTCGGGGAAAACTTCGGGGAAAACTTCGGGGAAAATCAGGGCCGCGCCCCCCCCAATTCCTCCCTTTTTCGCGTCGATATCTGTCGTTTCGCGTCGATTTCCGTCGATTCCTGCTCAAGTCCATCGACTTAGCGAAAAAATATCGCAATCCAACCGGCATCGAGCCTCTGCGCCGCTCGTGAATCCCGCGCTGACCCACTTGGTTGGATTACCATGACGCAAACACAAGAAACCCAAACAGAAGACACGCTCAACCTCACCGATTTGGCCACAGAAATGGGGCTCACATTGGAAAAAGTTGAGGAAACACCGCCGGAACCATCGACCGAAGAGGCCGACCCGAATGCGGAAATAGATCCTTCACAGGAAAACACCGAGGAAACCGAAGATTCCGAACCGGCTGAAGAAGCCGAGCCCGAATCCGAGGAAAAATCTGACGACGACGCCGAGGAAGACGCTCCCGCCCCCACGCAGGACAAGCTCCTCAAGCGGATCGATAGGATTACCGCCAAACGCCGCGAGGCCGAAGAACGCGCAGAGCAACTGGAGACCGAAATTTCCGACCTCCGCGCCAAATTTGACGCCGCGCCACCCATCACGCTCGCTCCCACTCCCGCCGACCCGCTCGCCGATGTGGAAAGCCCCGAGGCACTCGAAGAACGCATCTCCATTGCGAAGAAAGTTCGCAAGTGGGCGCTCGAAAACCTCGAAGGCGGCACCGTGACGAACGCGCAAGGCGAAGAGGTCTACCACGAGCCCGCCCAGGTCCGCCAATACCTCGCCAACGCCGACGAGATGCTCACCGAGCACGCTCCGAAGCGCCGCGAGTGGCTCACCCAGCGCCAGACCGTCTTGCCCGAGGCCCGCACCGCGTATCCCGCGCTCTTCCAGACCGGATCGCCCGAGCAGGCCATGTATCGCGAGACGCTCAAAGCCTACCCGGCACTAAAAAACATGCCGAATCTCGAAATGGTGATCGGCGATGCCATCGAGGGCCAAAAGCTCCGGTTCGCCCGCCAGCAAGCCGCCCAAAAAGCCGCCTCCGCGCCCAAATCCTCGGCCGCCCCTGTGAAATCCGCCCCATCCACCCCGTCTCCTGCCAAAGGTCAAAAAGTGCCTGCCAAAGACATCAACAACCGCGCCAGTGCCAAAAGCCTCTACGAGCGCGGACACAACCTTAAATCCGACGACATCGCAGCCTTCTTAGAGGGCGCCCTGTAGTCAAATCCAACCAACCAAAATTATGGCAGCAACACTCATCACCAACCAAGTCGGCATCCGTCAGGATCTCTCCGACCTCATCGCCGTCGTTGACGCGAAAACATGCCCCGTCGTTTCCACAGCGAAAAAGGGCAGCGAACCCATCAACCCATTGACACAATGGCAAGCCGATGCCTTTGCAACGACTGGCGTCCCATCGGGCGTCCTCTCGAACACAGACATCTCCTCGTCTGACTTCATCGACAACGCCGCGAACCGCGCAATCCTCTCGGCCCGCGTGCAGAAGTTCCGCGAAGTCCCCTCGGTGGACGACCTCGCTCAGAATATCTCCGAAGTTGCCGGCATCGGCAAAAAACGCGAGATGGCCAAAGCCGTCACCAAGTCCCTTGAGCAAATCAAACGCTCCATGGAAGCCGCCTTCTGCTCGGACCAAGAGTCCCAAGAGCAGTCTGGCAGCGATGCCTACCTCACCCGCGGCCTCGGCAAGTGGATCCAAAACGGCGCCCAGACCGATCTCCCGGTCGCAGCCGCCTACCGCACACCATCCGCGAGCATCAACACCACGGCCACCGCTTCCCTCACCGAAGCGAATGTCCAGGATGTGCTCCAGAGCATCTACCAGCAGACCGGCAAGGTTTCGACCTACAGCCTCATCTGCGGACCGAACCTCAAGCGTGCCTTCACCGGATTCACACGCACTCAGTTCGCTTCGACCAATGTCGCCAGCGCGATCCGCACTCTAAAT